GATGATAAAAGTAAAATTGGCTGATGGCGATTCTGGAATGATATGTAATAGAGGACATAATTATAAGCGTCCTTGGTGGATACCGTTAAAAGAAAAAGTTTGGATAGACGCACACGGTGAGATACCGGATGGTTTTAAAGTAATTCAGCTGGATAGGGATTATAAAAATTGTAGCCTCGATAATTTAGTATTGGCTGATAAGCGTGGGTTGGTAATAATGGCAAGTCACAAATGGTGGTCAGATAATACTAATTTTAATGCGACGGGTATTGAATGGTGTAATCTTTATATGACAGCAAAAGATAATGGGGTATTGAAAACATGAATAAGCCGACCAGATATTATAGTAAGCGACAGGAAAAGAAAGTAGCAAAAGTTGTAGAAGGTAAAAGACAGCCGAATTCTGGTGCTACTCCCTTTTATAAGGGCGATATTGTTACGCAAGATTGGTTGATAGAGTGCAAGACAAAGACTACAGATTGCAAGTCTTTTACAATTAAAGAAGATTGGTTGTTGAAGAATGAAGAAGAAGCATTTGCAATGGGTAAACAAGCATCTGCACTGTGTTTTGATTTTGGTCCCAGCGCAAATAGGAGATACTATATTATCTCTGAGCGGATGTTTGAGTTGTTAAAAACTGCATTAGAAGAAGGGAGAATTTAAAATGAAAGAGCTTAAAAAGGGCTGTGTTCTTAGAAGTAGACATAATCCGGAAATTAAAGTTTGGATTGTTGCAGAGACTTGGCCTGATGATGAATTTATCGGAGTAGCATTATCAACAGTTTCGTGGTTTTGTGCTGTTGGTGATACATACTCTACTGGTTTGAATTTAGAGAATTGGGAACTCACAGATGAGTTTTATGATGTAGCAGAAATAGTAACTAAGATGCAGTTTACCAAGATGCAGAACGGAGAATAATAATGAGCATGACCAATGAAATGATTAAGCAGAATGTGATGGACTGGCTTGATGCGCTTGTTGTGGGCGCAAAAGCGATTACACAGTCTATGTTGTGTGAACCGCTTAGTGAAGAGGATGCATGGAAAAGCACAGCATTTTGCTTTGAGAATACTTCTTTTATGGAAGATGACGGCTCTCTGTATGTGATGATTCATAAAATTAAAAAAGTTGCTGAGGCTGCTGAATTTGATGTTACTCATAGAGTTTTCACACCAGCAGATGACCATTATCCCTATTTTACTGGAGAGTATTTCTTTATCTATAACGGCGTAAAGTTTGGTGATGTGTACGGAACATTTTCTGAATCAGTACAAGAAGAAAGAAAACGTGAAAGGCAGGATTATCTTGGAAAAGAAAATGCGAGGGAGCAAAGTAGCAATTCTGAATCATCTGAAACAGAATCCGTGGATAACGAGTAGAGATGCGTTTGAAAAATATGGTATCACAAGACTCTCTGCCAGAATTAAAGAGTTGAGAGAACTGGGATACAATATTAGAACTGTTATGGTAGAGACAACGACTCGCTTCGGCGAGTCTTGTCGATACGCAAGATATGTATTGTGGGAACATGAGGGTGATGAAAATGAAGAAAGATGTGAAAGCGGATGAAATTGAAACTTTCGTTAATAATGCCGTATATTTAGCAAAATTGAGAGGCACATTACGAGAGTTTGAAGAATATTGTGGTGTATCAGTTGGATATTTTTCACGTAGAGTATCGGACGGAATAACGAGACAGAGAGCGTTATCCTTTCAGACTGTTTTATTGATATGTGAGTATCTTGAAAAGCCTTTAGAAGATTTACTCGACCCCAAACTTCGACAAGATTTAGAAGCGAAACGAGTGCAGAAAAAAATGGAAGAGATTGAAACAGTAAGATTATCTTTAACGGGGGAATAATTATGTTCTTAACAAGAGAGCAGGCATTAGAGTTGCATAGACGAATGTGGTCTGACATGCAAAAGACGATTGGCGATAATCCTATGCCTGGGAAAAGGGTTTGTTTTAAAGAGAATTGGATAAAGGAGCATTTTCCTAATGCAGTAATTTGTAATGATTGTTTTTTATGCGAATACGTAGGTAATGAGGACTTAGGTTGTCGTAGATGTCCAATAGAGTGGCCTAATGGTTATTGCGGAAATTATTATCTTACCAAATCAATTTCAGAGATTTTAGCATTACCAGAAAGGGAGATAGAAGAATGAGTAAAACACTTGCAGTTAAATATAGACCGCATGATTGGAGTTCAGTGGTAGAACAGTCCAGTACAAAGATTATTTTACAGCAACAGTTAGAGTCTGGTGGTGTAAAAAATGCATATCTCTTTTGTGGACCGGCGGGGTGTGGTAAAACAACTTGTGCCCGCATCTTTGCAAATGAAATAAATCATGGAGAAGGAAATCCAATAGAACTTGATGCCGCAAGTAATAATGGTGTTGATGATGTAAGAAATATTATTCAGCAAGCAAAGACAAAGAGTATCAATTCGGAATATAAAATCTTTATCATTGATGAGTGCCATGCGTTGTCTAACTCAGCATGGCAAGCTATGTTAAAGATTATTGAAGAGCCGCCTGCAAAGAGTATTTTCATCTTTTGTACTACTGATCCACAGAAAATTCCTAAAACAATTCTTTCTAGGGTGCAGAGGTATGACTTCCAGAGAATCAGTCAGAAAGGCATTGTAGATAGATTGAGGGAAATACTGGAGCAGGAGAATGATGAAATTATATAATAATGATTACAGAGAAATTTTACCCGTAACCGTTGATTGTATCATAGCGGATGTTCCTTATAATATAGGATTTGACGATTGGGATACGGGTTTTGTATTAGATGTTGAACTATTATATAAATCTTTGAAAGATGGAGGTAATCTTATATTGTTTCAAGGATGGTCAACTGTTTGTAATACAATATTATCCTGTAATGAATTGTTTACATTAAGAAACTGGATTATTTGGGATAGAATTAAAGGTCGCGGCTCTAAGTATAATTTAGTTTCAACAAGAGAGGATATTTTATGGTATTCTAAAGGAGATAATTATACTTATAATCCACAGATTTCTAATATTAAAAAGGCTACGGGCGGTATGGGGATTAAAAATATGGAGCCTAATAGAAAATTAAGTAATGTTTGGTATGATATACCTCCTATTGTTCCGTGGTCAAAAGAACGAGTTAATCATCCAACACAAAAGCCTATAGAGCTTATGTCACGGCTTGTAAATTTATTCTCTAATAAAGGTGACACCGTTTTAGATTTTACCATGGGTAGTGGTTCTACTGGGGTCGCTTGTAAAATGTTAGATAGAGATTTTATAGGTATTGAGATAGATAAAAATTATTTTAATATTGCACAAGAAAGGATAAATAATGCGGGAAAAAATAAATTATTCTGAGGATGCACTTGAATATATAGCAAAGATAGCAGATGGCGGTATGAGAGATGCTATAACATTGATGGATAAGTGTCTTGCATATAATCCTAAACTTACATTAAAGCATGTAGTAGATGTTCTTGGTACGATTGACTATTCTACGATGTTCAGACTTACAGACTGTTTACTTGGCTATGATGCACAAGATAATGACGCTATTGACCTTATAGAAACTCTTCATGCAAATGGTAAAGACTTAAAAACATTTGTTAAGCAGTATGTAAAGTTTCTCATTGACCTCGATAAATATTCAATAGGCTGTGATTGGTCATATTTAGATATTCCTCATCTTCAAGAATATGAAAAAATCGTGGAAAGTTATAACGAAGATGATTGGAATTCTATTCATAACTGGTTAACAATTTTTGTACAGCTTAATGCAGATATTAAATGGTCTCAATCTGCGAAATATGATATTGAGGCGACAATACTTGTTAATAGGGAGAAAAAATGATTGGTCAGAAGTATTTAAAGCGATATGTCAAAACGCTTATTGATGAGGGTAATTTTCCACGATTCAGCATTTTTGTTGGTCCTAAAGGTAGCGGTAAAAAGACATTTTTGAAAGAGTATTTTGAGGGAATTTATCCAGAAAATAATGGAGTAGATTCTATCAGAAAAATTATTGATATGGCGCATAAAGTAGCGTATAGAACATTTATTATTCCTGACGCAGATGATATGTCAAATGCCGCAAAGAACGCATTATTAAAGGTTGTAGAAGAGTGTCCCAACGATAATTATTTTATTATGACTCTGGAAGATGCAGTAAATACACTTGACACAATCAGAAGCAGAGCCCAGATTTTTCACATGGATAAGTATTATCCGAGAGACTTAAAAGATTATGCAAATACGATAGGTATAAAAGATGAGGAAGAGCTTGAAATTATTGCCGATGTTTGTGAAACGCCTGGAGATGTAAATATTTTACATGAACAGGGAGTAAAAGAGTTTTATGACTTTACAAACCTTGTTTTTGATAATATTGCTGATGTTTCATTAGCAAATGCGTTGAAGATACCAAATAAATTATCTTTAAAAGATGGTGCAGAAGGATATGATTTAAGACTTTTTTTGAGAATGTTTATGAGCCTTTGTATTTCAAGACAGGCGAATCTTGAATGGGTAATGACAACTTCAAAGTGTTCTACTACATTAAGAACAAAGGCTGTAAATAAACAGATGTTACTTGATACATGGATTTTTGATATAAGGAGTGAAAAATGATAGGAGTTAAGATTACTGTACTTTTGATTGTTCTTACTGTAATTGCTAAATATATTATAAAGGGATTGCTTGCTAATGAGAGCATTGGAAGAAGATGGGATATGGCGTTAGGAAATAATTATCCAAAATATGTATATGTACTTGGGATACTTGTAGTTCTTGATGCTATCGGTATTATTTATTCCGTAGTTTGGTTTTTATTCTTGAGGTAAGTTATGGATGTTTCTACACTGAAAGCAAAGATAAAGAGTAAACAGATTCCTAATTATCTGATTTTTACTGGTCCTGAGTGGAAAGTACAGCAGATATACATTCAGCAGATTGCCAAATCTACAAACTCTGAAATTGTGCGAATAGACAGCATAAAAGACGTAGCTTCTACGTTACGCTCCAAAGCGTTTGTGCGCTCTTCTAAGCTGTTTTTAGTGCGTGATGATACAGAACTACTAAACGCAAATTTAAATACAATACAAAGCATTTTAGACGCATTACAGAGCAATCTATTAATACATGTATTGACTACTGTTGACAAGCGAAAGAAATACTACAAGGATAATCAAGATAGAATTGTAGAGTTTGAGCCGCTACCAGATGCGATGCTGAAAAAGTATATCAAGCGGGCAATTAATCTATCAGATAATAATTGCCAGAAATTAATTGAAGTTTGTGAACACTCATACGGCAGATGTTTGTTAGAGATTGATAAGATAGAGAGGTATTCTATAGAACGATACACAGAATTTAATAGTGGTGTCGGAAATGATTTTGACAGTGCATTTCAAGATTTAGTAAAAGATGGAACAATATATCAACCACCTCATAATACTGTGTTTGATTTAGTAAATGCGGTACTTGATAGAAAAGTGAATACGGCTTTTGATTTACTTCATCAGTGTTATGAATTAGGTGAGACAACAATGGGAATGTTAGCACTTATTTATAATAATGCCAAAGCTGTGTTGCAGATACAGACGTATACCGGTGATAATCTTAGTAAAGGAACTGGATTAACTGGATGGCAGATAAAAAGCGCTAAGTCACATGTTAGGAAATATAATGATAAAGAACTGATTCGTATGATGAGGATGATTCAGAAAATTGAATTGGGCATTAAAACCGGAAGAATTGAGGAAGAATACGCAATGTCGTATTTGTTCGTGAGCGTGCTGTAGTTTCGCCCATCTACAAAGTTAATTAATATTTTAAAGGAGAAATTATGCCAGAAGAAATTAAATCTTATCGGTGTGAGACTTGTAAAAGAGTGTACGCAACATTCACTGCCGCTGAAACGTGTGAAGAGAGTCATATTCATCCAGTTGATATTCCAGAAGAGTTGTTTCGTTCTGGCGAAATTGAGCCGAGAGTTTTAATGGTGAAAATGTCTGACGGTTCGGTAATACAGTATGATATGCACATGTCGGCGTTATAGAGTGGAGGAATGGTAATGACTAATTATGAAGCTAATATGGCAAATGCAATTCACGCAATGTGGGATATATTAGTAATGCATCATTCAGTTGAGAGTGCGGCAGATGATTATAAAATACCAGTTACGTCAATATCAGCCGCAGCCAGAGAGGTAATAGCCAAAGTTAAGGAGTATGAATATTATGAAGAACGGCGACAGCGAAAAGGAACATGAATTTTGTAAGCGATGCGGTAGAAAATTGAGAAATCCAGATGCCAGAAAGTTGGGATATGGAGCAGTGTGTTATAAGAAGATGCAGACTGGTGGTAAGAGGCTGTTCGCAGATATTTTAGATAAGCGTCCAACATCCACAAATACAGTAACATAAAAGGTGTATAGTAACATTGTTGGTGTTATCGATAATAAATAGTGTTATGGAGAAAAATTGTCAGGCAAGTCAAATTGTCTGACAATTTTTTAAATTTTCAGACTTGACAGAATTAGCAATGGTGTGATATAATAAAGACAGATAAGAGAAAAGCGCATGGCGCAGAGTTCAGATTCAGAAAGGAGAACTAAAATGGCAATTACAAATGCAGAAATCGTAACAATGGAACAGCTTAGACTTCTTGAAGAAGGAGTCCTTCATTATACAGGACGCAAGCTGAAAGGTACTAACATGTTGACTGGCGAAGAATGTGAAATTGATGAGATTCAGCCGCTCAATACTATCGCCGCTTGGAATAAGCTGGGATATAAAGTCATCAAAGGCGAACATCCAATCGCTCAGTTTTCGATTTGGAAGTATTCAAATCGAAAACCCAAAGAAGAAGATGGGGAAGAAGTTCAGAAGTCTGGTAGAGGATACTGCTATATGAAAATGTCCAACTTTTTCACTGATACGCAGGTAGTCAAGATGACGCCCGAAGAGTTGGAGAAGAGAAACAAGCGTTGGAATAAGTGGTGATGATATAACACCCAGAGGACTGTACATCTTCTGGGTGTTAAATTTTTTGAAAAATTTTTCAAGTTTTGCTTGACAGATATTTCAATGGTATGCTATAATGTTTACAGATAAGAAAAGCAGACAGCTTGTAATGTCGCTGGTGTTGAAGATAAGTTCACGATGCCAACCGACAGGGAGAGCAGATTAAGAAAGGAGAATCCTAATGAAAAATCTTCCACTGTACAAGAGATACGCCGAGACTGAGCCCTGCGGGTTCTACTGCATGTGCAACTGGGGAGGACTTGAAATCCTCGATATTGATGCTTGTGAGGGTGATTATGGAACTGTTGTAGCTTGTTACAACTTCGGTTCTGGCAGACAGCAGATTCGTCACCATAAGATTCAGGTGACAACAGCTGGTCGTCCTTTTATCAGAAAGCACGGTATTCGTTACTATTTTGACCAGATTGAAAAGTGCTGACACAAAAACCTGCGCTATCGGGTATACGGGCATTAATAAAGAAAGGAGAATACAATGAGTGCCATTAAGGTGTCCAGAAAAGAGAATCGTGCAAATGTGGAGAAAGCAATCGAAGCTATTGTTTGGTACTTCGGCTTTTCTCGTAAAGCGGCATTAGAGTATCTTGGCAATAACAGTCGTGCAGTGATTGATGGCATTGTTCAGAGATATGAGGATAATGCTAAACTTGCATTTTACAACGATTGAGAGGAGAATAGAAATGGCAAGATTCCATGAATATACAGAATATGTGGAGAAGAATTTTCTTGCTCCTGTACATGAGTTTATTTGGGATAAATATCTCGTCAACGTAAATCTTGATGGTCAAATGGCGTTTTATTACGCTATGGAGTATATTCACGAACATTTTCCTACGTTAAGTGCGAAGTTGGCATTTGAGATTGCCTCCGATATTATGCAGGAGACTTGGGACCTTTATTACAGCAGAATGGAAGAAGAGCGCAAGGCAGAGGAGTCAACGGCTAATAATTATGAAGCGTGGGCAGATGATGATTTGCCTTGGTGAGGAGATTTGAATTGTCTGACTATTTGCTGATTTTCAGTGAATAGTCAGACTTGACAGAATTAGCAATGGCGTGCTATAATAAATACAGATAAGAGAGAAGAGCTGATGGCTCAGATAGCAGATTTAGAAAGGAGAAACAAGATGAGGTTTAAGTTTAATACTTATGAAGTAGAAGTTAAAGCTAAGGATTATGATAGCGCCCGCTTTAATAAGCAAGATACATTGAGTTTCCTGTGTGCGCTCTGTGTTGAATTGATTCAGGCGAGAGATAAAGAGACTGAATCTGGATATAGTGCGTGGGCAGATGTAACTGATAGAAGTATTGATAGCATCCATGCTGTTCTTGAGGAAAATCACTACGATCCCACCAAATAAGAAAGGAGAAATAGAATGAAATTTAGAACAACTAAAAAGGCCATTATGGGCGGTTACAACACCGTTATCTGCATTGGTTACTGCGGTTTACAGCATCTTTTGAATTATAGGTCTCCAGTTGCATACACAGCACGGCGAGAAGGTTGGGGTGCTGATATTTATGATTTTGGCGATACCGCTATTGTTACAGGATATGCACCGTTTGGTACTATTCGTCCTAAATATGAGCTGGTTAGAGAGTATGAAGATAAGGCAAAACATATTCTCTATTCCAGATGCGATTATGACCATGCTGATTTGCGTTCGATGTTGGATGAGCTAATTGCAGAATTTATTAAAGTGGTAAAGGAGAAATAAAATATGATTCCTAAAATTGTACAGCCGTGTCTTACTGAGGATACCGAAATTCTTCAAGATATAAAGGATATGTGTACTGCGCGGCACTATAAATGTAAAGGTTGTTTATATTCAAGACGAAAGTTAACACCACTTATAACTTTTTCTGATTGTATTTTTGCTAATTGTCCGTGTGATTGGGAATGGGAGGAGAAAAATGACTGAGATTAAATGTCTTACAGTAGGTCATATTGATGAGCTTGTTAATGAGATTAGAGACTGCATGGACGATATTGAAGATGTATTACATTCAGATGAGGATAAACTTGTGAAGGCATATTATACAAGAGCAAGATTTCAGGGTCTGGTGCAGTTGTTGAATATGAATATTTATAGTGGTAATATTATTTGAGAGGAGAAAATATGCACAAATATAGAGTGGTAGGTACAGTTCTTGACCCGAATTGGGGAGATGATAAATTTGAGATTGACCTCTTTGCTGAAACACAGTGGGAAGCCATTGATGAAGCGGTCTACACTATGAACAGAGAGGTCGGCAAGGAGAATATTGATGATGTGTATGCTGTAGACCTCGGACCAGAGTTTGTGTACATCTCCTCTGATAGGGATGCTTATGAACCTCAGAGGAAAACACTGACTGTTGGAGAGTTGATTAAGATTCTTGAGGATTATGACGAAGATTCTCCTGTCAATGTTGTAGACTTCAATGGTTTTACAAAAGTATACGGTTATCTGAACAATTTTAGGATTGAAGCACAGTCCGAAGTTGAACGGGATGATGATTGATAAATGTTTGTGGGTAGGGAAGAGATTTTCTACCCACAAATTTTTTTGAAAAAGGTATCAAATATGTGTTGACAACATAGCTAAAGGTGTAGTATAATATAATCAGATAAGAGAAGCACGAAGGTGCAAGATTCGGATTAGAAAGGAGAACGATATGTTCAAATGTAATTGCTGTGGTGAAACTTTTGAAGAGCCTAAGATTCTGCACGAGTCCAGAGGTGAGTATTGGGGATTTCCCTGCTATGAAGATATTGCAGTTTCTCCCTGCTGTGAGGAAGATTTTACAGAGGGTAGAATGTATCATGCTGAGGGTAAAGTGTATGCTCTGGTTAATAGCGAGATTGTTGATGAAAGAGGTAGAGTATATACAGTTCCTGATGGTGAGATGATGCAGGTTGCTGATTTCGAGGGAGAGTATTTCGCAGAAGATGATGGTGAAGCTCTCTACGATGAAGTCCTCGCTGACCAGATGACTAAATGGTGTTGGAAATTTGGTGATGATATTGATGTAGATATTGAGTTTTGGGAAGAGGTGTAAAATGAATATTATCAATGTGAACGGTAGGATAGAGACTGTCGGTGATGTTCACGATGGTATTGACCTTGCCCGAGATACTATGGGCGAAGATTGGTATTCATTTATGCGTCAGGAAGTTTCTGACATAGAAGAAACTTGGGATGCTTTAGATGAGGAGATTCAGGAGTATAAGCAGAGCGAGGAAATACTCATTGAGGAATATCAAGGTTATTTACACGAAATCCAAGATTTGGCAGAGCAATGTATAAAGGAAGAAGTTCTTACAGGACCGACCACAAAGAGGATGCAGAAGATTTACGAATATCTTGATACCATTAAAAATATTTGTTTCAAAAACACTTGACAGATATGACAAAGGTGTGATACAATATAATCAACAAGAAAACAGAAGCGCACAGCGCAAGAAAGGAGATTAGAAATGAAGATTAAAACCACAAAGCTGAACAAAGATGAACAGAGGTATCAGCAGATGTACGCAATGAGCGGAGACTACTGCCTTGCTGATGCATATGGTAGCTATAGCAAGGCGAAAGCTGATGCTTGGAAATATTGCGAAGAGAAGCGCGATGAGCATGATGGCTGGGGTTTGAAAGTTCTTTCCCACAATACGTATATGTTTACAGCAGGATTCGAGTTTGAGAATCCGGAGACTGGAGCGATTGCACTCTGCATCATTACTCCCAGCAAAGATTTTGCTTTTGAAGAAGGCGCATATGATGAGGAGGTGAAATAAGATGAGAGTTGTACTTAATGGAGATATTGTTGAGATTCGGTCAAAGAATTGTACTGAATCCCGATTCACCAAACAGAATACCATGGATACTATGAATTGGATGTCTATGGTATTTAGTAAAGCGGCAGAGAAGTTCGCTGAAGACGGTAAACATGCTTTAGCACATAGGGCAAAAGAAGATGCCGACGCTCTGTGGAATAAACTTAATGATTATCATTACTACGATAATGTGTGATGGTATACCCGCCCCGGAGGTTACGAGGGCATTAGAAAAAAGTTTCAAAAAGTAGTTGACATGTTTAGTAAAGGTGTGATATAATATAAGTAGATAAGAAAGAAGAGCGTGGAATGCTCGCACAGTTAAGAAAGGAGAATTGAAATGACCAGAAAAGAAGAGCTTATCGCAATGAGGGGACGTGACCTGATTGAGCTTGCTAACAAGCTCGGTGTGAAGGTGAACGCAAGTAAAAACTCTCTGAAAGAGTCCAAGATGAAAGTTGTTGAAAGGATTCTGCTTGCAGAAAACTCTGAGGAGATTGATGAGAACGCAATTTCTCCTTGGGATGAAGTGACTATGTACGATTGGTCTGTGTTTGATGCTCTTATTAAGAAGGCGAAGAAAGCAACTAAGACAACGACCAGAAAGCCTGCTGATATCCCTGTAGATACTGACAAGATTGCACTCCTTAAAGAAGTTGCAAGTGCCGCGGGATTTGAAGTGCTGATTCGCAGAAAGAATGCGGTAGCATTGAAGAAGGGTAAGAAGCGTTTGATTGAAATGGGAATTGCCAGAGGACTGTTTCAGATTGCGGCAAAACCTATCTGTGTTGAAGGTACAGATATTGAGTATCGAGTGATGAATGGAGGCGATTACATTTCTGTGAAGAACCTCACAAGAGCAGAAGTAGAAACGGTACTCAATACGATGTATGAGAATGTGCCTGCATAAGTTGAGAGCGTTTATCCACTACAAAGTTAATTGTCTGCTGGCAGAAATGTCAGCAGACAGAAAGGAGAATCAGATGACAAATAAACGATTGATTAGGTATTGTAATATTTATTGGGAAATGGGTGAAACGTGCATTGGTTGTAAATACTGTATGAATTGTTGTGAGGAGTTTCGACGTAAAACAGGTCTTGCAACTCCATATGCGGAAAATAAATTTCATCCCGAAGTTTATACTGATGAGGAGGAATGGGAGGTTGTAAATGAGAACTGAGCAAGAAATGATAAAAGCTGCCATGACCGAATAAACGGTGGTAATCTCTTTTTCATAAGGCATCGAGTGACGAAAGTCCTCGGTGTCTTTTTTATGCGTCTGGCCTTCGCCAGGCTGCGTTGGAGTATGTACTCTACTATAAGTCTGCACTCCGTATATCCACGCTCGCCTGAGGTCGCCTGGACGACGGATTAAGATTACCGTCGATGGAGATAAAAAGAATTTCTGCGAAAGGAATATTGAAAAAACTCTCAATCTGGATAGAAAAAACTGTTGACAAGTATATCAAAGGAGTGATATACTGATTATAGATAAGAAAGAAGCACAGTGGTGTGCAGAAGCAATGAAGAAAGGAGAGTTAAGCGATGACAAGATATTTACCCACAATTATAGCTGAAGGTCGTGAGTTCACGAACGTGACATACACAAGTGTGGAAAAAGCGAGAGAAGCATTAAAAGAGTTCCTCGAAACTTTTAAGGATCTTACTGATTATCGCATCGAGTATGCGTATATCCGTAAGTGCTAATGGTAGTAAAGATAGATAAAAGAGAGGAGATTTAAAATGAAGGCAACAAATTTTCGTAAGGTAAACACAAATACAGTCCACATTTTCAGTACATGGCACAGCGTGCCTGATGGCTACGATAGCACACTTGATGTGTGGAGAGAGTTCATCTGTGATGATTACGACCTTTTTGCAGATGATGAAAGCAAAGAGGAGTGGAAGAAAGATGTGCGTGCGCAGGTAGAAGCCGCTGCCGCAAAAGAGTTTCCCTATGTGATGTGGGAGAAGATTGAGATTTGGTACTACATTATCAATCACGAGCGTAAGGTCAAGATTTGAGAAAGGAGAACAACTTGCTGATGTCGAAAGGCATCAGCAAGTTTTTTATTGAAGGATAAGAGATTTTTGTTGACAGATATAGCAATGGAGTGATATAATTATCTTAGAAAGAAAGAAGTAGCGCGGATTTAGCGCACAGCACAGAAAGGAGATTTAAGAAATGGCACTTTATGTTAGCATCGAAGAACACGAAGATGGACACGATTACGAATTTGCATATGGAGAAGTTCTTGATATTACAGATGCTGGAGTTGATGAAAATGATGATATGCTTGAATTCCGTATTAACGATGAGATAGCATATTGCCCTTATGGTGTTTTCGATGATTATTTTGAAGAGCTTAACACTGATGGAGCGTGGTTTATGTTCAGAGAAGATGCTGATGAGGATTGTTACACAACAGAGAACGCATACACCTTTGAAGCTGTACAGACTTACAGTCCTACTGAATTGATGTATCTGAGTGAGATTAAATACCTTAATGATGAAGATTGGCTGAGTGGATTTGATGAGCGTGGTCGAGAAGTTGTAGTTCCCCGCTGTGCAGTTGTATTCCACAGCTACGAATAAGAAGAGCGAAGCTCCCACTGCTAAACAGCAGTGGGAGCTTTTGAAAAAACTTGCGAAAGGATAGAAAAACTTGTTGACAGAATACTCAAAGGAGTGATATACTGATTATAGATAAGAAAGAAGCACTGAGGTGCAGAAGTCAAGATTCAGAAAGGAGAAAATAAAATGACAACAATGCAGAAAATCGAGGAAATCAGAAACATCGTAGCTGAGTACAACTTTGGGGAGCGTAGAGTCGTGATGTACAGCTACGCTGAGACGGTGAACGAGATTCTGAACAGTTATGCGTGGACTCACTACAGCAACTACACACGCATGAGCAAAGGTATAATCGACAGAGAAGTCGATGGTATGTACGATACAGTAGTCATGTGGAAAGAACAGCACATCAAGCGTGAAGCTGAGCCGAAGGTCGAAATCATTCTTGTGAAGAGTGGAAAACACAAATTCGTTCCTCAGTCAGAAGTCTGGATGTATACGTGCGAACCGTCGTTCGCAGTGCTTGCGTGATGTTAGTAACAAACTCCCGCTGTTGCAAAAACAGCGACAGCGGGAGATAGAAAGAAAGGAGAAAAGAAATGCTTAAAACATGGGAGTTTGGTTACATCAGAATCGTCAAAGAGAGTGAAATAACTCGTTTTGATACCTACATTCGTGATGATATTCTCGAAGAGTGGAGTTATTATCAGCTCTCGAATGGAACTGGTGAAATTGTCGCTGTTCACAACTGGGAGGATTAAAAAGTAGCAAAAGCGCTGTCCTATCGGCGATACGGGGACTAAAAATTGAAAAAAGGCGCAAAATGTGAGATAAAATGAAAGGAGAGTAAAAAAAAATGAAGGGTTTTGAAGCAAGATTGGCATTATACAGACTGTGCGTGAAGAGGAATTGGTATACAGGTGGAGACTGTGCGGAGTATGAAAGAATGTTAACCTTTGTTGAAGAAATCGAGTGTATTACCGATGATGGTATAACAGCAGTAGCAATGGATATTTGTTTTCATACCCCAGAGTTAAATCCCTATAAAAACGGAGATTTACAGAAGGTAATTACAGATTTATACACCTATGTGTTCTAAAATGAGCTAAAAGTCCCGCTGTATTGAAAATCCAGTCAAAAATTTTCAATGCGGCGGGATAAGAAAAGAAGTGAAATTTTATTATATATCCTATATCCAAATATAATAAATATATATAGAAATATATAGTAATCCAACAGGCCAAATTTTCTACCCAATTTGCCAACTGGCCACAATTTTTTACCCGCTGGCCATATACTTTCCCCCAGTTGGATAAAAATTTTCTATAGCCTGAGCTAAATTCGATAGAAATTTTCTATAGGACAAGCGATTTTACTTGACAAAAATAGCGAAGGAGTGATATAATATAATTAGAGCGAAAGCTCGGGCCTTTGTGCAATATGTACATTTAGACCCTAGGAAAAATACAAGACCGTTTGTGCAATTTGCACAAAGAAAGGAGAAAAAATGAAAAAACCATCAATGGAAACACGACTTGAAGCCACAAAACTGCTGAATGGCATCAGTGATGCAGAATTTCAGTATGTCCTCGGTGTATTTACGGAGTTAAAAGCAATAGGAAAAGAGCTTCACGCTAATATTATGCAAGAAAGGCGTGATTTTTACGACGGCATTTCTACTGCTGAGACTAAAAGTGACTCTGAGGCACGTGAAATACAGTGGGAAAATGATGCAAAACAGCAGGCAAATATCATTTACGGACGTGCCCAAGAGCGCGGCGTATCAGAAAATATGCTGAATCTGATTGATTTCGCCATCACCCAGTATATTTGATTTAGTCCTTTTTGACATAAAGTGTTTATTTATCCTATAGTAAAATAAAATATTTTTAGTCCTTTTTGACATTTAGCCTCTGTGCGCACCCTCTGCCACAGAGGCTATTTAAATAGAAGAAACAGACCCAATCCAGCGTGGTAATAGGGTTTGTAGTCAACGCATCAACGCACGCACCTGTGTCCTACGCACTGTCAGACGCAGGGCTGGTGTTGGGGATGCCGGTGGGGATATTTGAACCTTTTTACAATACAATCCCCCGTAATGTGATACTATGTTTGAAGGTCCTTTCATTGTTAAAAATGCTGAAAAATACGCAAAATCCCTATCCAAAATTGTGAAATATATACAATTTCACCTCAAATCCTTCTATCCTCAATATAAATAACAGTGCGCTGATACAATCCCCCAGCGGACTTCATCGTCTACAAAGTTTACTGTCCGTCAGTCCATATGCGTGTCTGAGCGTAGATTTGCAGTCCTTATTCATGCATGTGAATCTTTATACGCTCCATATGTACGCTCGACGCTGTTTGACCTCTGCTGTTGTTTAGTCCTTTTTGTGCAAAATGACGAAAAAGTGTTTATCCAGCATATAGAGAAATAAACAGTCCTTTGTGCAAATTGCACAATCCTCTGCGAGATTTCATTATCCTCGTGTCGTTTTACTGTGAATAATCCTCTGTTGGATTTGTACACATTTATGTATAAGTCCTCACTCCACGCCCCCGGCCAAGGCTCGGCGACCGAGGCTCCAGCCGTCCACGCCGATAGCCAGCAAGGATTCAGCAGAGCTGAGTCCTTGCCTCCCCAGGCGTCATTGATGGATGGCACCCTGCCTCCCAGTCCAGCTCCTCGCTGGACCTGGGGCAGCCTGAGCTCCACCGGTCCATCCCCGGTGCCCAGGTCCTCGCCCTGGCCCTGGAGGGACGGTGGGATCGCCCACGGACGGTGGGAGCTGGCAGGCAGGGGCTGCCGGCCTGCGGACACGCGGAGCGAGGGAGCTGGTTAGCTCTGGCTAACCGCGGGGACGGTTAGCGGACGCTAACTGCGCACGCAGGAGTTAGCTAACGCTAACTCGCAAGCTGTGGAGTTAGCTAACGCTAACTCGCAAGCTGTGGAGTTAGACACGTCTAACTTGACACGGGAAGTTAGTCTGTGCTAACTGCGCTGCTGAAAAATGCTGTTTTGCACTTATATATAGAAGAAACTCGTTTAAAAGATTTTTTGAGTTTTTTTTCAAAAATGTATTGACATGTTTAGCATATAGAGCTATAATAAGTACATCAAAAGAAATAAACGAGACGCAATACAGAATAAGTCGTCAAGTCACTGTTTCAAGCGATAAAGTTTAGAATCAATTTTTTGAAAAGCGTCTACTGCTAAAGTGTAGAAGAAAGCGAGAATGAAATGACTAACAGCATGTACATTGAACACGTTAACGCTAACGATTTTCATAACACAAAAGTCACTGTTGATGATTTAGTTGAATTTTTCAACAATGCAAGCAAATTTGATGCTAAACTGTTGAAAAATAAAGACAGAGTAGCAATCTTTGACAGATCTACAAAAAAGAAGTGTGCTGAATTTGCTTATCGCAATAAGAAAGACTCTTTCAGCTGTGCATTACAGTGTAACAAATTCGATGCAAATACAATTGAAAGAGTAGCAAACACTGTACACGCAACATATAAGTATCATAGCTGTAAAAATCAGCGTGATTATGTTACTGTTAATGACGTTTCTGCTGAAAGTGCTATGAGTTTTGTTTTCAGAGTGTTCGATAAGCTTGTAAAGTAAAGCAACAGCAACATAATACAGCTTACAAGCTCTATATAGAGCTTGTAAGCTCTTTAAAAGAAAGAGCATACAGAGTATGATAACAGTACTTACAGCATTAATTGCATTAACAATGTTTATCTTTATTAGTGCAAGTTTAGCAATAATTGCTATTTGCTTTAGAAATAGACAGATAGATAAAGAGATAGCAATCTTTAATGAATTGATAGAAGAACATTCAATTCAAGTATATTGATAGAAAGAGAGTATAGAACATGAAAGCATATGAATATAACGTTTTTATAGAAGATGTAATGTTAAAGTCATTTGACGATTATTATGATATGACTAATATTTATGAAAGAGAGCGATATAAAACAATATATCTGTTATTAGAGTTTTATTATAATTCAATGTTTTTCTTTTACGCTCATATTGATATGAAATTGTTATTCATAAATACAGTCAATGTTTTACACAATATTGCATGTTCACACTCGTTAACGAGCATAGAATTCACACTCTTATGTGATGCGATTAATGAAATAAACAGAGTGCATGATATCGAATTAAGAGTTGATTTTGACGAATACAGTGAAACGATGAATAACAGTTATTTCATTCTTACGAATACAGATAGATATAAACGCAATTCATATTATGACTTTAATTATTGTAATATCAATATAGAAGCATATATAAGACAATACATAGTAGAAGAACAAATATACAGTTAAAGCGATACAGACAGCGATACAGAGAGCTTGCAAGCGATACAGAGAGCTTGCAAGCTCTTTTTTCGTGCTTATATGCTCTATAACGCTTCTATAGCTCTATGACGCTCTGTAACGCTCTGTAAGTGATTTTAAACGCATTGTAGTATATATGTACTCTAATGTTATTAGAAGCTCTTACAGAGCGTTATAGAGCGTTTAAACGCTATGCTTTTATTTGTGAGCGTAAAGCGTGCAGAGGGGGTTAGCACGCGCTAACTGTTTGAGCGTAGCTCAGCCCACTTCCTCCGTCTACTTCCTATTTTTCGTAATAGGTCGTCACGTGAATTTTTTGCCAACAAAGTTTCTAAGTAGGTCGCGGTCTCTTGCAATTACATTAACTTCTGTGCTACAATATTAGAAAACATGAAAGGAGAACAACTATGGAACATGAAACTATGCCTCTTGCTACTGAATTATTGAAAGAGGTACAGATTAGTGCTAAAAGATGGTTTATTATTGCTATAGTAGAATTATTAATTATCTTATCTATGGCCGGTGGATTCGTCTGGTATCTATCTCTTCCTATTGATGAAGTAGTAGTTGAAAATGATGATGGTAATGCTACTTATGTAGGAAATGATTTAACAGGAGCGATTTACAATGGCAAAGATAACAGTGAAGAAGCGAAGAGTACAGCGCCGTAGAGTTGTAAAGAAAAGAAGGAGATAATATGGGTGGACAAAGAGACCAGTCTCGTATTATTAGAAAACTTCAAAGAGCCTGCAATATAAAATTTGATGCCCACTTATGCTATAATATTACTCAGTGGTATTCTGATAGACATAAGCGGGAAATTAATAGATATGTATTACATAAACAGGTTTATGATGAAGCTACTGGTAAATCTAATAAAGTAGAGCTTTTTAGCACTTATTCTTTATTACAGATGGTCTTTTTTATGCGAGATTATTGGTATATGCTTAACGGCATTGAATTACCCACTGACAATGAAATATGGAATGAAAAACGAAAGGGGACTATTTTAGTTGAAGGGCGCACCGAAGGGACATAGATATTATGGCGGAAGCAGACGTAAAGTAACAGAAGATACGCCACTAACAGCAAGAGATTGGAAGTTTATTTATGCTTACACAAGAGCAGAAACAGAAACTCAGGAAGCTATTGGCCGGGCGGCATCAGAACGAATACGGGCTGGAAGTGGCTATACAGATTACGTCAAAGACATGCTGAATAAGCCTAATATCAATAAAATGGTAAAACAAATTATGGAAGAAAGAACAAAAAAGACAATAGCAGAAGCTAATGAAGTAATGGAATATTTTACTGCCGTTATGAGGGGTGAAGTTAAAGACCAATTTGGGCTTGATGCTCCTCTTACTGAAAGGACTAATGCGGCTAAAGAATTGGCTAAACGAACTGTTGACGTAGAACTGCGTAAACAAGGACTTGCTGATAATCAGGTTAATATTAATATTAACTGGGGAGATCCCTTCTCTTTACCCGATATGGTACAACCGCAAGAACCTGTTGGCATAACATTTTCAGAAGAAGGAGGTAATGAAGATGAATAATGATTTTATGCTTGATTTTATTAATGACTTTGGCAAAAGTGCCTTAAAAAGGGCTGTATGGACGTTTGCTGAAACTGCACTCAGCATGATTACTATTGGGTCAGCATTTACAGAAATTAATTGGGTTCATATTTTTTCTGTTGCCGGCGTTGCGGCTGTTGCGTCTTTTTTAAAGAGTATTGTTGTTGGTATGCCTGAAATGAAAGAGGAATAAGATGAAGAAACTTGTATACAGAGTACAAATTGGCGCATATGAGATAAGAGATAATGCCGAGAAAATGGTAGAGAAACTTAAAGCGGCTGGCTTTGATGCTATTATAGTACCTACTACCGTTACTTTGCCCGATAAAGAAGTTAGTGGTTACAAACTTGTAGAACAAAAACTTGGTAAATATCTTGACAGTAGAACAGCAAGGCATGACATAGTAGCAGATTTTAATGAGTATGCTAAAAAAGTTGGTAATATAAGATTAAGAACCACTAAAGATTCTCTTTGTTCTGAAACTGTTATAGCATCTTTTTATAAAGCAGGTCTTATAAAATTGATTGGTAATTGTACCGGTTGCAGTAATCTTATATCAAATGCTAAAAAGTTAGGTACTTGGCATAAAGGTAGTTCTGGCATACAACCTGGTGATATTGTGTTGTATGGAAAAGACTACGCTAATCATACTGAATTTGCTATAGACTCAAAGTACAATATCAGTGGTCAGTATAAAGACGGCGGTGTTCACAAACGAGTTAGAGCTGGTAGAACAATATACGGATACATCAGACCTAAGTATTAAGGAGATAGTATGAGCAATAGTTCTTTAGTTACGTATACAAAACTTTCACCTAATTGTTATAAACCCCGTAAATATCCCATTTCACGAATCACTATTCATCACATGGCTTGGGTACAATGTACTTCAAAGAAATGTGCTGATAGTTTTGCCAACCCATCAAGACAAGCGAGTGCAAGTTATTGTATAGGCTACGATGGCGATATTTCGCAATCTGTAAAAGAAGAAAATGCACCGTGGACTTCCAGCAATTATGACAACGATAACAGGGCTGTTACTATTGAAGTAGCAAATAGTACAGGCACACCAAAATGGGAAGTCTCTGATAAGTCTTATAAGGCTCTTATAAAATTAGTTACTGATATATGTGAGAGAAACGGAAAGGACAGAATTATATGGATTGCAAATAAAGATAAAGCATTAGCGTATAAACTTAAAGATGATGAAATGTTAATGACTGTTCATCAGTGGTTCTCTCCTACACTTTGCCCCGGCCCTTACCTCTACAGTAAAATGGATGATATAGCTAATGCAGTAAATAAGAATCTGCAAAAAGCTGGCGTTATCATAGAATCTATAGTGGATAAAAGCGACCCTGTTGACAGACAGATATGGACATTTTTACAACAAAAAGGCTTTAATAACTATGCCATAGCTGGTATTATGGGGAATCTTAAAGCAGAATCTAATTTACGTCCTAATAATCTCCAGAATAGTTTTGAAAAGAAGCTGAACTATACAGACATTAGCTATACACAAGCTGTTGATAGCGGCGTATATAAGAATTTTGCTAAAGATGGCGCTGGCTACGGTCTTGCTCAGTGGACATACCACACTCGTAAAGCGGCATTGTTAGCTTTCGCAAACAAGAAGAAGAAATCAATAGCTGACTTGGAAGTGCAATTAGAATTTCTTTGGGAAGAGATGCAGAAATATACAGGCATGATGAATGTTTTACGTGAAGCTCATACCATCAGAACTGCTTCAAACGCATTTCTCTTCAATTTTGAAAAACCCGCTGACCAAAGTATTGATGTACAGAATAAACGTGTAAAGCTGGCAGAAGAATTTTATGTGAAGTTTGCTAATGAGAAAACTACGGCTAATTATGAGATACAAGTCGGTGCGTATAGAGAAAAGTCAAATGCTCAAAAGCGTTTAGATTATCTAAAACGATTGGGGCATAAAGTTTATATTTATGAAGATAATAGCGGTTTGTATAAAGTAAGAACAATGCCCGTTACTTCTAAAAGTGAAGCTAAAGAATTGTTAGTAGAATTAAAGAATAGTGGATTTGATGGTGCATTTATAATTTGATATGGCTAATATAAATATTAATCTTGACAACTGCATAATACCTATGTACAAGCCTGTATTGCAAGATATATTTGCACATAAGCATACGCACTATGTTTTTCCCGGCGGTCGTGGAAGTACCAAATCGTCTTTTGCAGGTGGTATTTCTGTACCGCTTTTAGTTGTACGTAATCCTAAAGTTCATGCTATTTGTTTTAGAAAGGTTGCTAACACTATTCAAAATAGTATATTCGCCCAAGTAATTTGGGGAATATATCAATTAGGGTTAGAGCGTCTTTTTAAGATACCTCAAACTTACGCTACGCCTATAGTATACATACCAACAGGTCAAAGGATATATTTTATGGGTTTAGATGATCCCATGAAAGTAAAATCTATAAAGCCTCCATTTGGCTATATAGGCGTGACGTGGTTTGAAGAATTAGACCAGTATGCTGGTGAACAAGAGTTGCGTACTGTTACGCAGTCTACAATGCGTGGTGGCGAAGATTTCTGGGATTTCAGAACATTCAACCCGCCTATCAGCAAAAACAACTGGGCTAATGAATATGTTGACGATTGCGAGGCATTTGCACAAGACAGCACATTAGTTATACGCAATTCATATTTAGATGTGCCAGAGAACTGGCTTGGAAAACAGTTTATTCAAGAAGCAGAAGAGCTGAAAGCAAAGAATCCAAGAGCTTATGAGCATGAGTATCTTGGCCATGCTATAGGAACTGGTGGCGATGTATTCAACAATGTTGAAGATTTAGATATGAACGCACTGGTTCAGAAAAAAGATGTACGCGGTAATGTAATAGAAACTGTGCCTATGTGGCAGACGTTTGATAAAATTTATCATGGTATTGACTGGGGATTTTCTATTGACCCATTTCAGTATGTCAAGATGCACTATGATACACGCCGACTCGATTTATATATCTTCGATGAGTATAGAACAATGCGAACCAGAAACAGGCAGGTATTTGATATACTCTATAAAGAAAAGAAGCTGTTAACTTTTGAGGATTTAGTAACTGCTGATAGCGCAGAAGAAAAATCTATTGCAGACTTTAAAGCCTATGGCGCATTTATACGTGGTGCTGATAAGGGACCAGATAGTGTACGATATGGCATAAAGTGGCTACAAGGTTTAAATCATATTTACATAGATAAAAGAAGATGCCCGTTTACATATCGTGAATTTACACAATATGAATATGAGCAAGATAGAGAAGGAAACTTTATAAGCGCATACCCAGATGAAAATAACCACAGTATTGACGCAGTGAGATACGGTATGCAAAAATGGGCTAATAGAAGAGGACATTAAATGGAATATAATGGTGACAAAACACAAACAAGAATACAAGAACAAAATGTTCTCAATATCGTCTATGGTAATTATAAAGATGATAGTGCAGGAGAATTTGAGATACCTATGATGTTACCAACTCACATAGATGATATTGAGAACATTCCGCTTCAAGGATTTAATTATGCATTAAAAGAGAAGAATCCAGAAAATATAGGTGTTCACTTCTTTTTACACGACTATCAGTTTGAACGTGTGTGGAACTATCCTGATAGATATTTACCAATATTAGATAGATTTAAATTTGTACTATCGCCAGATTTTAGTCCATATTCTAATATGCCGAGAGCGTTAAAAATATATAATGTGTACAGGAATCGTTGGTGTGGTAGATTTTGGCAAGATAATGGCATTACAGTAATACCTACAGTAACTTGGAGTGATGCTGACAGTTTACAATATTGTTTAGATGGAATACCTAAACATAGTATAATAGCAATATCTACAATGGGTGAAGGTCGATGGGCAAAATGGCAATCTCTTAGAAGTAATTGGGATTTTGTAATAGATACTTTACAACCAGAGCAGATATTGTTGTATGGCAAGGATTTATCAAAAGAGTTAAAAGGTAATATAGTACATAAACGATTAATTAGTTCAAAGGTGGCGATATAATGGCAAAGGGTGAAAATAGTGGTAAACGAGCTGGTGTAAAACGAGAACCAAATTTAGCCTCTGCGGGCGCACAACGCTCAATTGGTTCAAATACATATGGTGATACACGTACATTTAAGGGTTCAGGTGTTCGTTCATATAATTATACAAGAGTTATTAATGGTATAAAAAGAACAGTTACAATTCGTGCCCACAGTGTTAAAGAGGCTAATGCAATAGCCGCTTCACAAGGATATAAATCTTCTGATAGAGATATTAAACGTAGAAGAAAGAGGAAATAATAATGTCTTTATGGGGTAAAATTGTTGCAAAATTGAGGGAGATGGTAAGCACAATGATTAGTGGTAGGTCTATAGAAAAAGAGCTGAATATAACAAGTGCAATTTCACCTAAAATGGAGAAAGCTATTGATTTATGGGGAAAGTTGTATCAAGATGATGCGCCGTGGCTAAAAGAGCCGGATGAAGTTAGTCCTGTGCGTGTTGCAAGTTTAGGACTTGCCACTATGATAGCAAGTGAAAAAGCAAGGTTGGCGTTACTTGAATTTGAATCAGAAGTATCTACGCCAACAGAAGAGATAGAAGTTGCTAATCCCGAGTATCCTGGCGACCAACAAGAAGTAACTGGCTCTGACGGCGATACGTTTAATATACCTAAACCGACACCACCTAAGACTGTTACAAAAGATAAGCCGATTGGTGATACTCAAAGAGCAGAATATCTGGAGCGTCAATATAAGAAATTAAAAAAGCAATTACGTAAACAGATAGAGTATGGTATTGCAAAGGGCGGACTTGTAATTAAGCCCTACATTGTAAAAGATGTACTACCTGATGAAAATACCGCTTCTTATGACGTGAAGTCAGATATTAAGCCTACCACTGAAATTGAATTTGAATTTGTTCAAGCTGATGCTTTTTATCCTCTTGCTTTTACTGCGGCCGGTAAGATTACAGAAGCGGCATTTATTCAGACAAAACAACAAGGCTCAATTATTTATCACAGACTTGAATATCATAAGTGGGAAGGTAATGTTGTTACTGTAATAAATAGAGCATTTGAATCAAATAGTCCTGTCGGTGAATTAAATCTTTCTGGACTTGGTAAAGAGATAAAATTAACAGATGTTCCTGAATGGAAAGATTTTCAGCCTATAACAATTATCAAAGATGTTACAAAACCGCTCTTTGCATATTTTAGGATGCCTGATGCTAATATAATTGATACAAAAAGTCCGCTTGGCGTATCTGGATTTGCAAGAGCAGTAAGGCTTATCCATGATGCAGATGTTCAATATTCTACACTTCTTTGGGAATATGAGGGCGGCGCAATGGCTATTGATGTAGATAGAGATGCGTTGAAAGTAGAAGATGAACATGGTAATGAACAGACGAAGATGACTAAGTTACAGGAGCGTCTATATAGAAAAGTTGACTTAGGCTCTGCGTCTGATACATATTATCCATTTGCTCCTACATTACGTGATAGTAGCTATATAGATGGTCTTAATACGATACTGATGAGAATAGAAGATACCTGTGGTATTAGCAGAGGTACGCTTTCTGATGCGGCAGATGTAGCAAAAACGGCAACAGAATTAAGAATACTTAAACAAAGAAGTTATCAGACCAATGAAGATATACAAAAAGCTATTGAAGAGGCATTACGTGATGTTATCTATATAATGAATGTATACGCTGATCTATACTCAATTACACCGCCCGGACCGTGGGACGTATCATTTGAGTGGGATGATAGTATTATGGTTGATGCTAATGAAGAACTTGAAAAGCGTATACTACTTATGCAAAATGGTATTACAAGTAAAGTTGAAACAAGAATGTGGTACTTTGGCGAAACTGAGCGTCAAGCCTTAGAAGCATTATCGCAAGTTGATAAAGAACAACAACAGCAACAACAGAACGACCTCAGTATGATGATGCAGTATGATATAAACAATCGTGAAATGAATGGTGATAATCCTTATAATAACGTAAAACATGGTCGCAGTTTTAGGTCTCAACAAGGACAAACAAGTAGTTAAATGTTGACTTTATCAGTCAATATGTTATAATAAAGATGGTGTTAGTCGCCAGTTTTCATTTTTATTCTCCTTGGGGTTGTGGGCGACTATATAATAGTCGCCCACATCTTTTTTGGAGAATTGTCCAGCGTAAAGACATTTAAAGAACGCACATTCACCGCAAACTGCACTGCGGAGATACAAATAGCAGATATAAATGAATGTTGAAAGGAGAGAAAATGACAATTCAAGAAGTATTTGCAAAAGCCGAAAATGGTACACTCACGTTTGAACAATTTCAAACAGCAATGGGAACCGCTAAATTCGTTGATTTAACAGAGGGTAACTATGTATCTAAGCTGAAATATGATAGTGATATTCAGCAACGAGATGGACAGATTACAACTTTAAATCAAACTTTAGAAAGTCGCGGTCAAGATTTGGCGAATCTTCAAAGCACACTCAAAGATGTTGGTGATGTTGATGCTATGAAGAAAGCCGTTGCTGATTTAGAGGAACTGCGTAAAACTTACGATAAAGATACTAAACAGTACCAACGTCAGCTTAAAGACCAAGCATATGATTTTGCTGTAAAAGATTTTGCTAATGGTTTAGAATTTACAAGTCCCGCCGCAAAACGAGATTTTATTGCTCAAATGAAAGCAAAACATCTCACAATGGAAAATGATACTATTATCGGTGCATCTGATTTCTTAGCTGTGTATAAACAAGAAAATGCTCAATCCTTTGTTACAAATACACCAGCGCCGACTAATCCTACACCTACATTTGTTCAGCCTACTACTAACCCTGAACCTGCAAAACCTACACTTACTCAGATGATGCAGTGGGCTAATGAACATCCAGATCAACCATTCAATTTTTAATTTATAGAAAGAGGTAAATTATGCCTGCTCCCAGCTATATTGGACAACCGCAGTTTAATGCGAAATATTTTAACGGCGAAGTATTCCAGAAGTACGTTGACCGTGTGCCGAATACTAAGCTGAATGAACTTTTAAAATCTCGTGCTATTGTCTCCCGTCAAGATTTAGCCGGTGCTATGAGAGACCAAGTTGGTGGTAACTATATTACCACACCTTTAAAAGGTCTTATTAGCGGCTCCATTCCGCTTAACTACGATGGTGTGACCGATATTACGGCTCAAACCACTCAAACTTTCAGTCATTCTCGTGTTGTTGTTGGTCGTGCCCAAGCGTGGACCGAGAAGGACTTCTCTTACGACATCACTGGTGGCGTAGATTTCATGGAGAACGTAGCACAGCAAGTTTCTGAGTATTGGGATGAAATTGACCAAGCCACTATCATCGCTATTCTGCAAGGTATTTTTGCAATGAGCGATACTGAGGGTACAAAGTTTGTTAATTCTCACACTCACGATATTACTGCTGTAGCAAATACCGAAGGTCAAACCGGCTATATGGATGCTACTACCATCAACACCGCTATTCAAAAAGCGTGTGGTGACCACAAGCAGAAATTCTCTCTTGCTATTATGCACTCTGCTGTAGCTACTCACCTTGAAAACATGAATCTGCTCACATACTTAAAGTACAATGATGCAAATGGTATGCAGAGAGATACAGGAATGGGTACTATTAATGGTAAGTTAGTTCTTATTGATGACTCTATGCCTGTTAATACAACTGGTGATGACCCCGTCTATACTACTTATCTGTTCGGCGATGGTGCTATTGAGTACACCAACTGTGGTGCAAAAGTTCCTGCTGAAATGTCTCGTGACCCTAAGACTAATGGTGGTCAAGATACTCTGTACAATCGTCAGAGAAAGTGCTGGTCTCCTTACGGTATCAGTTTCACCATGAACAATGTTTCTACACTGTCTCCTACCGATGCAGAACTCGCAGATGGCAGTAACTGGGAACTTGTTAATACCGGTGGTAGTGGTAACAAGAAGTACATCAGCCTGAAAGCGATTCCGATTGCTCAGATTAAGTCTCTTGGATAATAATTTAGAAAGGCGGATTCAGATATGTATCTGACTTATGATGAATATTCTCATATGGGCGGAGAAGAAATGTCTGAATCCGCCTTTGAACAATTAGAGTTTGAAGCAAGGTCACAAATTGATTGGTGGACATTTAGCAGACTTAAAAAAGACGCTGAACGTGGTGTAGAAATGCCAGAAGCGGTAAAGCGTTGTATGTTTAAGCTAATAGAATTATTAGACAAACAAAAGAAGGTAATGCTTGTAGATGCTGTAGATGAAGATGGTAATGTTGTAGCTGGTCTTATGGCGCATCAGAGTAATGATGGAGTATCTGCAACATACAATGTTATTACAGGCAATATGGCAGTACGAGTTATTCAAAGTCAACTAAATTCTGCAATTAAAATGTATTTGCAAGATATACGAGATTCATTAGGCCATAAAGTTCTTTATCGAGGTATATATCCGGGTGAATAGTTTTGGTTCTTGGTGGGATACAACTATAACAATCTATAATAAGTTTACTGACCCACAAACTAATATAGTTAGGTGGTATCGTCATGTTGTGCACAATGCTTTTTGGCGAGATGAGGGTAATGAAATAACTATAGGTAAAGTTGTATTAAAAACTGATGATATTATCTGTAGAATCAGAAAAGACGATGCTTTTTTGGAAAAGCATTTATGGATAAAAAAGCCTAATGATGAAATGCATAATTATTTCACTCTTGGCGCAGGCGATATTATAGTCAAGGGTGAAGTAGACGATGAGATTGATGAATACACTGCTGGTATGCGGTCAACAGATTTAAAAAAGAAATACAAAGATTTACAAGGTTGTATGGAGATTAGAATTTGGGCTAATAATACCGGTGGTGGTAGGGGTAATGAGCATTACTATACGAGTGGTAAATAATGTCGAGAGTTTACTTTAAATTAAATGCTGGCGATATTAGAAAAGCCGTAAAGAAAAAATGTGCTGATCCTATAATTGCGCTATCTAAAAATCCAAATGTGATGAGACAGCTTGCTGAAAAAGCCGGCGAGTTAGTTGAGCCTTATGTGCCCATGAAATCAGGTGCATTACGAAAAAGTTTTCACGTTATATATCATGCAAAACAAGTCCAACTTGTTTGGGGCGATTATAAAATAGGTTCATCTAAAAGACCAACGTTTGTATATGCAGATATACAACATGATGCTAATGATATGTTTTGGAATCGAACTACACCAGGTACAACATCTTACTGGACTCATTGGCTTATGCGTGGTACTTTTGAATTTAAAGAGCTTGTTGATTATGCAGAGCCGCTTGTAAAAAAGGAGATTAAGAAAAATGGCAGATAAACATCAAGCAGTTATTGATTATTTAATTAACTGCCCTAATATTCTTAATAGTCCGCTATACTTCAATTTCATCAATGCAGAAGATAATACCAATCAATTTTTAACAAAATCTAATGATAAGTATACAAATACTAAATACATTGACGGCAGTGTAGGTAAGTTGTATACTTTTACTATAATCACATTTAAGTCGGTTAATGATATTGCAATCGTAAAATTGCCCGATTATCCTAATGAAAATGTGTCAGATATGACAGATATTCAAGGATTAATCGAGTGGATAAACGAACAAGACGAACTACGAAATTTTCCTAATTTTGGGGAAGATTGTATAGTTGAAGCAATATCAACAACTACAGATGAACCATCATTTGATGGTATAGATGAACAAACAGAACCTAATTTAGCTGTCTATAGTATAACTATTCAGATAGAATATATAGACATAAGTAAAAGACTTTGGAGGTAAAGAATAATGCCTGTTTCTCCTATTAATTTACCCACACATCAACGTGCACCTCGTAAACTGCTTATTACTGTAGCAGAGTGGACAGATGGCTCTACTCAGAAACGTGAAGTTCTGGGCCGTAGAACAGAAGATTCCAGTATTGAGTATAATGCTGATATTGAGACTACTACTGATATTCTTGGTATCAATTATACTGATGTTAACAGAACTCAGCCTCAGCAGGATTTCGACCCGTATCTTATTCTGGGTGGTTCTGAACTTGCGGCAAAACTGAACGATATTCGTAGGCGTAATGCTATTGAGGAATTATCTCAGTTTACTATTTATATAATTACAGCTTTTGCCGGCGCCGCTGGCGCATATGAAGCTGAAAAGCAGGTTAACTGCACCATTGCATATAACAGCATTGGTGGAGATACTAATGTCAATATGCCTATTTCTGTATATCTCTCCAATGATATTACATTAGGTACAGTTGATAAGTTATCTGATGACTTTACATTTACTGCGGCGGCTTAATATTTTTAAAGGAGAATAAAAATGGGAACAAAGAAGAAAACTAATGTAACTGATATTCAGCTTAATATTTCCAAAAAAGAGCAGTTCAGAATCAACGGTGACGATTCAAAAATTATTGAATTAGATATTAGTGATTTAGGTGTTCTTAATCGTTTAAGAGAATCTTATCCGAGATTACAAGACCTTGGTATGAAGGGCTTTGAAACTGAATCTGATGAAGATTCAGATACTAAAACTCTCGGTGAGTATATGGATGCTCTCGATAACATTAATGCAGAAATGTGTGATATTCTGAATTATATATTTGATTCAGATATTGCAAAAACTTGTTCTTTTGGTAAGCCGCTGTATAACATGGTTGCAGGAAAATTTATTTTTGAAATAATCATGGATACGCTGTTTGGCTTATACTCAGATAGTATTAAAGCTGAATTTGGCGAAATGTCAGCACGTATGAAGTCTCATACCAGTAAATATACAGGTAAGTAATATGTACGAAATACCGACTACAATAACAGTCGGCAGTACAGAGTATCAAATACGAAATAAGGGAGACTACAGAATGGTCTTGGATTGTTTCAGTGCATTGCAGGATGCAAGTCTCAATTCAAACGAAAGATTATTCTGCAGTCTCATTATTTTTTATGAGGATATTAATTGTATTGCTGATATAAATAAATTTGAAGATTTAGAAGAAGCCGCAACCAAGATGTTTGATTTTTTTAATTGCGGACGTTCCCAAAGTGTCGGCAAAAAGATGAATCACAAATTGATTGATTGGGAACAGGATTCTCAAATAATATGTTCTGCGATAAATAAGGTAGCAAATAAAGAAGTTCGTGCAGAACCTTATATTCACTGGTGGACATTTATGGGATATTATTCTGCTGTTGGTGAGTCTTTACTATCTACTATTGTAAGTATTCGTGATAAAATAGTACGAGGTAAAAAATTAGAAAAACACGAGCGCATATTTAGACAAGAGAATCCAGAATATTTTGTTTGGAATACTAATAGTATAGACGATGAAGCAGAAGAGCTGTTTAATGAACTTTGGAATAAGGAGGTAGATAATGCCGGCTTATGATATAACTCTTAGTGTTGGTGTGCAAGCCTCTGATTTAAAAACTGTTGCTAAAGAATTAACTTCTAATATTGAGGGCATATTTAATAAAAATGCAGGAAAAATAGTTACAAAACAATTCCAAACATTGCAAACAAATATGTCCCGTGCATATGATGTCACAACACATGTTGTAAATGCTATGACCGAATTAGAGGGGAAAACCTTTAATACGGAAGAGTATGATAAACTAATTAAAGAGTTTGAGGCCCTCGATATAGCTGAAGATAAAGCAATTATGGACCTCCAAAAGTTTAAAGCAACCTTACTCTCACAAGTACGGTCTGGAGTACCTGCAACAGCAGAGCAAAAAAAGAAGTTGGCAGATTTAAGCGTTGCGCTTAAAGATGTAAAGGCAGATATGGCGCGTGTAACAGCGCAAATGGTTCAATTACAAGCCGCAGGTAAAGCTACTATTGCAGGAGTGGATACCGACCAATATAAGCGATACAGGGATCAACTTAATGACTTAACCAATAGAATGTCGCTCTACATACGTACTGCTGAGGACATGGGAAAAGCCAAACTTGATTTTGGTAATGTTATAGCAAAAAATTTTGGCGATAATATAGTAGACTTTGCTAATAACATACAGCAATTACCAAAAATGGTAGAGGGTGTATTTGACCAAATAGCAAAACAAACACCACCAGCTGTTCAAGTAATCTATAGTGTTGCAAAGGCTGCCATAAAAATTGTTGTCAATGAGATTATTAATACTACCAAACAAGTTGTCGGTGTTATTAAAAACGGCATAATAAAAGCATTAAATCTTGCTACTACTGCCGCCAAAAATTTTGCAAAAGCATTAGCTAAAGCGGCATCAAGTGCATTTTTACGCCCATTCAAAAAACTTGGCGATGCTATAGGCGGTATAGGCAAAAAAGCAACTGAATCAGATTTCTCAATGAAGAAGTTTGGTCGTGCTATATTACAATACGGTATTGGTGTTCGTTCTTTATACAGATTAATCAATAAGTTAAGAACAGCTTTATTTGAAGGCTTTGCTGATTTAGCACTTGCATATGAACCATTTAATGATTCTATGTCTCAGATAATTACAGCATTGAATTATCTGAAAAATTCTTTTGCGGCGGCATTTGCTCCTATTGTTGAATATGTTGCTCCAGTATTATCTATTTTTGTTACTAAAGTAGCAGAAGCAGTTCAGTGGATAGGACAGCTTATTGCGGCGCTTACAGGTAAAGAATTTGTAATGGCTCTTCCTGTATTTAAAGACTATTCAGAAGAAACAAAAGCTGGTGCGGCGGCGGCAAAAGAACAAGCACAAGCAGAAAAGCAAGCTAAAAAAGCGGCAGAAGATGAAGCAAAAGCTGAAAAGAAACGTAATAAAGCACTTGAAAAATTACAAAGAACCATCGCAGGATTTGATGATGTAGAACTGTTAAAAGATAATACAAGTAATGATGCCGATGATAATTATGGCTTTGACCCAGATAAGTATGATTTTAGTACGCCCACATTAGATGCCGCACTACAAACATTTAAAATCGGCGGACCAATTCAAGCTGGTATAAAACAGTTTGCTGATTTACTTAAAAAAGCGTGGGAAACTGCTAATGCTTATGATTTGGGTCAGCTTATGTCAGCTAAACTTGGTAAGTTATTAAAAACATTTAATGAAAATGTTCCAAAGATTCAAGAATTTACATCAAGAATAGCCCGTATTGTAGCTTCATTTTTAGCTGGATTTTTAAGTATACCTGACACATTCATTCAACTCGGTAGGGCAATAGGCAATGCAATTAATATAGTATTTAGTACAATACAGGAATTTTTAAGAACATTCTTAAACTATGATGGATTTAAAAATCTTGGTCACGACTTATTCCTTGTTATAACAAATGCTTTAGCAACAATAAACTGGGATACTATATATGATGTATTTGCAATGCTTGGTACAGGTATTGCCCAAGTTTTAAATGAAACTATTGCTCAACCAGAATTTTGGATGGGCATATTTGACGCACTTTGTAATGCAGTTAAAACGGTAGCAATACAAATAATAGCGTTTTCACGAACTTTAGAATGGGGTGAAATAGGCACTGCTATAGCTGATGGTATTATTTACTTTTTTGATAACTTCCCATTTGATACAGTTTCAGAAGCTATACGAACTTTTTTAGGAGGTTTGTGGACTGCTTTTATAAATTTCGTAACAGAAATGGATGGACATTGGTATGAAATAGGAAGTGATATTGCCCATTTTATAATTAGTTTATTTGAAGATTTTGAACCCGTTGAATTTGCTAACGGAGTCATTAGTTTCTTAGACGGTTTATGGGACGCATTTATGGGGTTTGTTGAAACTCCTGGATGGGATGAAGTCGTTGATAAAGTGGGTACAGCTATAGCTACATTTTTAAATAACTTTAAATGGGAAGAAAAAGCTGACGATTTAGTTGCATTTTTAAATAATGCTATTACTAAATTAAAAGAATTGGTTGATAAATTACAAATTCGTGAATTAGTTGATAGACTCATTAATTGGCTTAGAACTAATCCGGAAGTTAGAAAATTAGTTAATAGTATTGTAGATATAATTATTCAATTTACAGTATTACAAATCCAAGTCAAATTAGAAATGTTTAAACTTATAGGAGCAAAAATTTTAACTCTTATTATTAGCGGCTTGGTAGATTTTATAGCATCCGGCGGATTAGTTGGTATGGCTGTCAACTCACTAATTAGTGCAATAACTAATGCAGTTAATGCAAATAAAGGTGGAAACATTAATACCGGTTCTGAAATAGGTACAGCTATAGATGACGGACTTTCTGGCGAGACAGACACTATAGCTTCTACTGCCGCATCAATAGATGCCGCAATACAAGACGGACTTAGTTCCGATAATTATAAACTAATAATGATGGACAATACCAAGGGTGCAAATGAAGCACTTATTGGTTTCAGGTCAGAAGCTACTGGTGCAATATCTACAACATCCGCAGAAATGCAAACTGCACTTGCTTCTGGAGACTGGGATACTGTTATGCGAACACATACAGGTGATGCGAATCAGGCACTCTCAGAGGGTAGTAATGATTTAATAAATCAAACTAATTCGCTTACCGAAAACATGACAAACAGTTTCGCATCCCAAGATTGGAATAATATTGGTAATGATATAATCGCAGGTATTCATACTGGTTTAGATGGCGGATGGCCGTGGTTATGTGACACTGTTTGGAATTTAGCTACAGATTTACTTAATTCTGCAAAGAACGCTTTAGGAATTGCTTCACCCTCTAAAGTATTCAGAGAAGCAGTAGGTAAAATGATTCCAGCAGGTATCGGTATTGGTATTGAAGCTAATGCAGATAGTGCATTAGGGGCTGTTGATGATTTATCTACAGGACTTGTAGAGACTGCTAAGAATATCAAAATACCGCCCATTGCAATGGGAGAAGTTATACCTTATAACATTGCAAATGAACAAAATGATAGCACACAATCAACTTTAAAATCCCTTGCAGATATGATACAATTACTGCAAAGCGAAATGGTAACCAATGAAGATTTAATGCGTGCAATCGCATTGATTATCGAAAATATGCCTGATTTCTATATCGGACCTGAGAAACTGGCTCGTATAGTAAAACAGGGCAACACACAATTAAACAGACGGTATGGTTATTAAAGATGGAGGTGTAGGATATGGCAATAGCAAATAAACCTTTTAAAATAGATGGTGTAGCCATTCCTACACCTACTGAATACAAATACAGTGAAGAAGATTTATCAACACAAGCAGCAACAGGAAGAACCCTTGATGGTATAATGCATAAAGATGTTGTCGCAGTAAAAACAACATATGAATGTTCGTGGAAAAATTTATCGTGGACAGAAGCGGCTCAATTATTATCTGCTGTTAGGGGTAAGACAAAAGTTCGTTTTACTCACGCAGACCCGACTCATCCAAATGAATTTATTACCGGTTATTTTTATATCGGTAAACGAGAGGGGTTAGGGAATAATTTGCGAAAACCAGCAAATGCGTGGAAAGATATAAAAATGACATTCATTGAAATATAAGGTTGTATTATGATAAATGTTTCAACAAAATGTAAAAGATTAATATACAGTGGTGAAAGAATCTATATAGTAGACGCTACAATAGAATTATCTAACGGCACAGTATTAGAGCCATCTAACTCACAGATAATGAGTGATGGTCTTGAATTAGATGACGCTGTTGGCAGTGATGATGATTTCAACTGTATAGGCTCTACTATTGTCAACGGCTGTAATTTAATTCTTTATAATAACGATAGAGTATTCTCGGATTATGATTTTATAAATGCTGTTGTTACTATAGAGATTAAAATTGATATTAGTGACACTAATACACCGCAATATGAGATAATTGAAAAAGGCGTATTTACAGTTGATGACGCTACGTGGGGCGATGGTACTGTTACTCTTGTGTTATTAGATAATATGTGCCAATTTGACAGACCGTATACATCACATAACATGTACACAGATAACACCACAATTTATGATGTGGTATTAGATGCGTGTACGAAGTGTGGAGTATTACCAGCATCAACAATGACAAATATGCCTAATAAGAATTTTGTCGTTGCCGGACCGCCTAAAGATGATACTACCTATCGAGAAGTAATTGGATGGTGCGCGGCAATAGCAGGCTGTTTTGCAAGATGTACAACAGATGGCAAACTTGAATTTGCGTGGTTCGACGTTGATAAATTTACTGCTGATACGGGTACAGATGGCGGCATATTTGATGAAGGAACGCCATATTATACATCTGGCGATACTGTTAATGGCGGTACATTTAATCCGTGGAACGACCCGTCTAATATAGATGGCGGATTATTTACGAATAACAGCGGAATACATCATATTTCTGCTTTAACTTCTCAAAATATTGGTGTTGATGATGTTGTTATTACAGATGTTCAAATTGCTTATGAGGTAGAAACAGCTAATAGTTCAGAAACTAACTATTATCCTACAACAATAGCAGATAACAGATATGTAATTTCTATAGATGCAATACCTTTTATTGATGCGAGTAATGTAGAAGATTTTTATGATATATTAGCCGATAGACTAATAGGTCTTACATTTAGAACATGTAATGTTTCACAGATAAATGACCCAACTATTGAGGCCGGCGATATTGCTTGGTTATGGGATACAAGGGGCGAAGTACATAGAATATTGATTACCCGTACAACATTTTCGATAGCAGGTTCACAAACAATTATTTGTGGAGCAAAAACGCCAGCAAGAAATAGTGCTACTCAAATGACCGCTATTGCAAAAGCAAATGCTCGGTCAAATAGACGCTTAAATGAAGAAAAATCTATTCGCCAACAATTAGCAAGTAATTTCAATAATTATGTGGCAAATGCAAAGGGGTTATACTTAGATAAAATTGTTAGCGGCGGTACGACTATAATTTATGGTCACGATAAAGAATTGCTCTCTCAATCTAAGATGGTACTTAAAATCAGTAATGGCGCAATATCTATGACTGCTGACTATAAAGGCACAGATGCGGCTACATCTGCGGCAGATGCGTGGTACGGATTTCAATTTGATGGCACTTGGCTTGCAAATTTAATTTCTACTGTAAATTTATTTTTTGAATATGCTCATGGTGGAACGCTAAAACTTGGTGGTCAGGGAAATGGAAATGGTCAACTTGATGTTCGTGATGCTAATAATAATTCTATAGGTACGTGGACTAAAGACGGTCTTGATGTAAAAAGCGGCACTATCAGAGGCACAACGATTAACCTCGGAGGCTCAGGCAATGGTGATGGAGTACTACATGTTAAAAATTCCGCAGGTGACGCAGATGTTATTACATTAGGAAGAACTGGTATACAGGCTTATGCCGGTACTATACAAGGACCAACTCTTATAGCTGGTGGAACATATGATGGCGAAATTCAGGTGCAGGATGCTTCTGGAAACTCTATAGGAAGTTGGAGCAAATCTGGTATATCAATTAAAAAAGGAACTATAAAAGGCCCAAGTATTACTCTTGGCGGAGATGATAATACTAATGGAATCCTCATCGTCAAAGATTCTCTTGATGAAAATATCATTACCATGGGACAGGGTGGTATATTAGTCAAAAAGGGTATAATACAGGGACCAAATATCATTGCGGGCGGAACTAATAATAATGATAACGGTACAATTACTGTAAAAAATTCAAACAATGCAACGATTGGAACTTGGGATAATACAGGCTTAAAGGTTTCAGTAGGTGAAATTTCAGGTAATACAATAAAGACTGGTATAATTTCTGATACAAATGAAAATGTAATTTTAAACTTAAATACTGGCGCACTAACAATGAAAAAAGGCTCTATTAACATAAATAGCGGAGTTTTTAAAGTAACAACTCAGGGTGCGCTTACTGCAACATCGGCCAATATTACAGGTAAAATTACATCAATAAAACAAAGCGGTAATGAAACTTTAAAAGTTGTTATAGATGAGGCGGATATTAAAGGCTATGAAAATTCAAGAATGTTCGGACATCTTGACTTATGCGCTCAATATTCAGATGAGGAGCCACACGCATCACTTGAAGCTACAAAATATCTACACTTAGAAGCTGGTTCAGAAATTCGATTTGAAATCGGCGGTACTGGTGGTAGCGGATATGAAAAAGCATATATCAGCAGTAACGGCTTATATGCTAATAGGGTGCAAGCTAATAGCATACATGCAAATGATGGAGCGAACAATTCAAGAGTATGTATTCCAACCTCGATTGATGGTTCTGGATTAGTAGATACATATTTTTATGCTAAAGTTGTTGATGGTGTACTTTGCGTTTATTAAAGGAGAATAATAATGAGACCAGTAGAAGTACTTTATGAAGAATTTAAAACCAATTTAATTGCACTTGTAAATAATAGTGGACTTCCGCCCTTTATTATAAGTCAAGTACTTGAATCTGTATTACATGAGGTTCGCGATTTAGAAAGGACACATTATGAGCAAGCACTCAAAGAGGATAATCAAAATAACGAGGGTTGATATGACTACTACCCCAGTATTTACAAAAAAATAAAAATCGTATATGATGTTAACAGATATTAGAATATTTATTTATAGATTGGAGAGATGAACAACATATGGCTGTACAATTAAGACGAGGGGATTATGAAGATTTTGACCCGCAAAAAATGAAACCAGCAGAAGTTGGTGTTGTTCAGCGTAACGACCCCAATACTTCTGATGGTAAAGCCGTATATGTTGCCATTAATCCTGGCGATGTAAAAAGGCTTATATCGGATTTAGAGGTATCTGATTTAGTAGAATCTTTTATGAGTGATGCCCTTGCAACAAAAGTAGATAAAGTAACTGGAATGGGGTTATCTTCTAATAATTATACAAATGCTGATAAGGAAAAATTAGCTGGCATTGCAACGGGAGCAACAAAAGTACAATTTACTGATTCAAACAGTGATGGCAATATAGTAATTTCATTTGGGTAGGAGATGTGCATTATGATAAATATAACGTCATTCAACCGTGCTTATGATTCGGTACAGAAAACATATAACAATCATAGAGAAGGGACTTGTTTATCAACAGATACAAAACCTACTGATTGGGATAGCGGGTCAATATTATTAGAAATAGATACTTCTAAAGTATATATGTATGATGCAGAAAATGAACAGTGGAGAGAATGGTAATGTTTGATATTATCTCTTATATTCTCGGCAAAAAGTCGGGAGAAAAAAATATAATTCTTGATTCAGATGATTATACATTCTCTGATGATGGAGACGGTAATATAGAAATAAAGGAGGCTAATAATGGCGAATAAACCGTTACAGTCAATAAAGTTTCCAGGATTAAATGATGTATATACAATTCCACAGATTGACCCAACGCTATCACAAGCGGGTGAAGCGGCAGATGCTTTAGCTACAGGTGTTAGAAACACTAATCTCAATAATCGTATAGATAATTTAAGTGCGGCTGTTCCGTCAGAAGTTAAACAAGCACTTTATACCTTATTATCAAAAGCCGCATACACGGAGACAGGACTTGTTGACGAACTTACCGTTGTTGAATCATGGGCTGGTGAAGTTGCTGGAATTACCATTGATAAATCGTCTATTAATTTAAACGGAAGCAAAACTTACCAACTTGTTGCAACGACAGACCCAGTTGGCGGAGCAGTTACATGGACAACTTCCGACGCTGATGTGGCTACTGTATCAAATACCGGACTCGTTACAAGTATAGGAAATGGAACAGCTATAATTACAGCAATGTGTGGACGCTATAAAGCAACTTGTGTTGCTACTGTAACAGGATTTGCTACCATAACCAATATTACGGCAACATATACACAAAGTGGCGGCGTATATGCTACTGATACACTCGATAAATTGAGGACAGATTTAGTAGTAACAGCGCATTATTCCGATGATACAAGTCGTACTGTAACAGCATACTCTCTCAGTGGGACACTTGCCATTGGCACAAGTACAATCACGGTTGATTATCATGGTAATACGACAACATTTACCGTTAATGTCACCGAGAAAGGTGTTTTATACAATCTTAGTTCTCCGCTTGTATTAGATGGGACAACGGTTGACGATATGATAAAAACAGATGTACGTCTTGCGGCGAACGATATTAATTTCTCAATTATGCTTGAATTTACCAATAATAATACGCCTAACTGGAGAATGTTACTTCACTGCATGGATGATAAGACGCCGTATCCTGGGTATTCTTTCGCCGTCACTGATACTGATAGACAGTATAGATTTATGGACAATCGTGCTGAATATTGGTTTCCTAAAACAACTAAAACAACGGATGTTATACGCTTTGCATATACTCATGCAGGAAATGGTGGTTCGTGTTATGCGTATATGTCTGTTAATGGAACTACAAAGGACATGACCAATTATATTGCACGTACAATCACAACTACCACTAACAAGCCGCTTGGTATTGGTGGCACGCTCGACAATAAAGGAAATAAAGGCAATGTGTGGAAGGGTACGATTAGTGTTGCAAAAATATTTAGCAGAGTTTGCACAACCAGTGAGGTAAATAACTTCCTGCAAAACGGCGTTGTTGCTTAATGATTAGAGGTGGTAAGTATGGATAAATTATACAAAAGTGATGGGACTGAACTTGAAATAGCAAGTACGGATGTAGGCGCTCCGCATTCCATAGATATAAGCGGAATCCCTGTTTTGCACATTTATGGGACTTTGCCAACATCAAAAGACCAAGGAGAACTGCCTGTTAAATATACGTTGTTTAATGGTGCGGAACGAGTAAACGGATTCGCTACTCTTAAAGTACAGGGTAACTCAACAGCCGGTTATCCTAAGAAAAATTTTACTATTAAGCTATACACAGACGAGGCACACAAAACTAAGCAGGAGTTATCATTTAACGACTGGGGAGCGCAGAGCAAGTATGTCCTCAAGGCAGACTGGATTGATATTACTCATGCAAGAAATATTGTTTCTGCAAGACTTTGGTCAGATGTAATTTCTTCCAGAGCATCCTATAATGACCTTCCAGAATTATATAGAACTACGCCGAATAATTGTGTAATTGACGGATTTCTCGTAAAAGTATATGTCAATGGAGTTTATTGGGGTAGATATTCGTGGAATATTCCAAAAGACACATGGATGTTTAACATGAAAAAGAAAAATAATAACCACTGTGTATTATATAGTGAGAATTATGAGTCTGGATGTTTTAAGGCTGCGGCAGTAATAGACGGTACTGACTGGTCAGACGAAATCCATTCTTCTGTTCCGGCATCTATTGTTACAAGATGGAATGAAGTAATATCTTTCGTCAGAACATCCAGTGATGCGGATTTTGTCAGCAGTATCGGTTCTTACATCGACAGAGATAGTCTTATCGACTACTATGTATTTATTTACACGATTCTTGGATACGATTCTTTTGGCAAAAATCAAGTGTATCTTACATATGATGGAAATCTTTGGTATGCGTCTGTATATGACTTAGACAGCACTTTCGGACTGTATTGGGACGGTTCAAAGTTCATGCCTGCGAATTACCCGATAGATTATTTTGACGCCGGAAATCTTCTTTACCAGAGGGTTAGAAATTTGCTGACCACAGAAATCAAGGCGAGATATGCCGACTTGCGTGCAGGAGCATTATCGGAAAGCTATATCAAAGAATCCCTGAAACAGTGGTGTGATGTATCTTCTGCTGAGTTGATGGCGCAGGACTATGCACCAGAAACCGGCAATGGTGCATTTGTAAACATGCCGCAAAAAACCACAAATAATTATGAGCAATTATCAACATTTATTACCGACAGATTAGTGTATACAGATTCAGTAATGGCATAGGAGTAATTATGATGCAAATAATTATAGGTACAACACCTACAATCACATATAAATTTAAAATAATTTCTGTATAAAAATTGCAGCATATATTTACTTCTGGATTATGGAGAATGGAGCATGAGCCTTAGATACTGTTTTGAAGAGAAATATGTTCTCCGCACCCTCTCCGCATCCAAACGTCACGACCTTGCAGTCATCGACACGGACGGGATAAGCACGGCGGCGATCAAAGCCGCCTGCGCCCGCAGGATGTTAATAAATAATTTGCTTTTTACCACATTTTAAGTTATATTAAAAGTGACAAAGCATAAATTATAACTTAAAGGCGGTACTACTATGAACATACTTGCTGTTATACCAATTATAATATCCATAATCACTCTTTTATTCAGCCTCTATGTATTTATTAGCAGTAATAATAAAACCAGCACAACAGAATTAACTACTGTAATAGTCAAACTTGAAAACATAGGTTCTGGTATTGCTGACATAAAAGCTGAGATAGGAACTATTAAAAAAGACCAAAGAGAGGACCACGACAGGCTTATCAGATTAGATGAATCTTTGGAAAGTGCTTGGCATAGAATAAACAGCATAGAAAAGAAAATATGTACCAAAAATGCAGATATATGATTTTACTGTTCCAGAACTAAATTGCCTACGAGAATTATGTAATTTCTCAGATGCGGAACTTGAATATTTTAATTTAAGAGCAAAGCATAAATCTAATGTAGAAATAGCACTAACTATGCATGTTTCAGAGGGTCAAGTATCAAAATTAGCCAGAAAGGTCAAAGATAAAATAAAGCGTGTATTAACTTACATATAAATATCGTACAATTTTTGAAGAGACTTCGTACAAGTTACGGAGTCTCTTTTTTGTTACGCTAAAAACATAAACGAGGTGAAAATTATGCAAGACATCTCTACAGAACTGCATTGGATTATGTTAGAGCATCA